TCCGATCTGTTTAACTTTTTAATGTTGTTTGCCGTTATGGCCGCGCAGAAGTCATAAGCGACGGGCCGGTAAATCGGATGATTGTACCAGGCTGATTCGCCGTCGAATGATGCGCCTTTGTTGTTAATGACTGAGCCCGGCGCTTCGTCTTTCCCTTGTGAATAGCAACCGAAGGTTATATAAGTGAAGTCATTCACTTCGCGGGCTGTTGAAAGTATGTTCATCAGGTGCATACATTCGGCGTTCTGCAAAATGATTTTATCGGCGCCCTGCATTAAAGCGTATTTTAGTCCGGCGTTATAAGCTGGTTCCGGGTTCGTCCATCGCTTGTTTCGCATTTTGATAATGAACACACGAAACGGCATTCTTTGTGGTAGCTTAATATCTTCCGGGCTGCCGTCGTCAACAATCACAACAAAAAAGTCTTTCGGGTCGTATTGCCGGAAGCTGTTAAGCGTGTTAATTAACTGCGCCTGGCGTTGATAATATGTAGCTATAATAGCAATCATGCAGTTTTCTTTAAACTTGCTTCAATTAATGCGATTCTACTCAAATCGTTATATTTAGGCTTGAAGTGTTTTATCAAATATTTTTCAGCATAGACTGACCTTTCGAGCGTTTTTTTATTGAGATTACCTTGTTCATCCAAACATGTGAAAATGTAATATGAATCAAATATCTTATCCTTGAAATGATCTTCTATTCTCGTCCATACATTTCGTAAGCTAATTCCTATATATACAATAATGCCCTTGTCAAATAGATAATAAATCCCCTTTTCTGGATATCGGTACTTTTGCATTGCAATAAACCATTCATCTGCTTTGCACGGGTAAACATAAAACGGATCGCCGTTATAAGTAACATTCACTGCATATCCAATTTCTCGACTTGGTAATAAAACTTTTTCCATATCTCTTTAATTTTTCTTTACGTGTGTATGACTTGCCGTATCTTCGTCCTGTGTATGGTAATAATGCTGTTCATCTTCCGGCAGGTCCTTAATGTGGTCATAATTCCAGGGTACATGCACGGCTACATATGGTCTGTTTGTGCGAATACCTTTATAGCTGAATACCGGTGTTTTGTAAAGCGCGAAGGTTGTGTCAATGGCCGCGTTGAAATACACTTCATCAAGCGGATGCTGCCAGAATGGTGTTTCCCAATCTATTGTACCTTCGTTTTTTATGCCGCGTATCTCAAGCGAAAAGCCGCACTTGTCAAATTGCGGGTAACGGCGCAGCCCTTCTTCAAGAACTGATAAGAAGTCGGCAGGTATGCCGGATAAGTCCAGGTCGGGATCAGTGACAATGTACTTGCCCGTTATGCCAAGTCGCTTTAGAATACCCTGCTTCCAGACAACATGCGCGCCGTAGTTCTGTTCCATTCTAATAACCTGAAATGGGCAGCGCTCAGCGTAGTATTCTAGAAGCGGGATATAGTCGCTATTATTGTCGATGATCACCGGTTCAAGGTTGTTATTGAAGCACCAGTGAGCTGTCAGAAGCGGAAGCGTGACGCGGTTAAAATTTATTATGAGTGCTTTATATCTCATACGCCCCGTGAATGTGACATACATAATACTGTCCGGTTTCAGCATGCCGGTTATTTTCAAACTTGCGAAGCTGCTGAATAAAATGATGGTCATGCCCGTATCCGTCCTTATCCCAGGTCAGGCCAAGTCGTGAAGCATGGCAGATATTTGAAGTGCCGCAGCGTCCGTACTGCGTTATGTCGGTAACGCGTTCAATCCACTTGTCACCGTGACGCATCAGGTCGTTTGAATAAATCCAGTCGGGCATGCCGTGTTGTGCGCCTATGTGTAAGCCGCTGTTAATTATCTTCAGGTGGTCCGGGCCGTACATATCATCATTGTCAAGGTAAATGATATATTCACCGGCTGCTGCTTTTATACCTTCATTCCGGGCCTTATTGCTCCATAGTCCGGTACGTTCAACGCACAGAAGCGATAATCGGCTGTCATCTTTTAACATTCGGGAAACTATGAAGTTTGTAGCATTGCATCCATCAGCGACCACTATTAATTCAAAATCTACAAAAGACTGTTTAAGACACTTTGTGATTGCTCGCACAAGTTTCTGTTCTTTCTTTGTTGCCGCGCCGGGGTAGTCAGCCAGAAGTGAAGGAAGTATAACTGAGAACTTTTTCATGCTGCAATTTATCAATATTTACTGATAATTAACAGTTCATTGAAGTAAATTTTTTAACAATTCTGCCCTTTGCCTGTTAATACGTGACAGCATCAGGTAATCCGTTATGTATTCCCATGCTGTTTTGTTGACTTCTTCAGTGTTCACTTCGCCGGATAACAGGCTGCGCATTGCGTCGTAATATTCAGCCGGGTTATTATATGAAAGCGCACCCGGTACGTTCCACCAACCGGGAACAACGCAAGCCGCGCCCGACCAAGCTCCCTCAATAAAACCTATATTACTGCGGCAGCGGTTGAAGGTATTGTCATGCAGCGGTACATAAAAAACATCAGGCGCCAGTTCAAGAATCTTTTTGAAATACATGACTATATCTGTTCCCGGGACAAATCCTTTATTTTCTGTTTCTGCCAGAAACCAGGGATAATAACCCATGAATAAAAATTCGTATCCCGGAAAATCCTTTGTCAGCCGGTTTATTTCTTTGCCGTAGCTCATAAGGTCGTAAATATGCGCATCAGGCCCGCGCCATAATGCCCGCTTCTGTCTTTTCTTTAGTTCACGCTTACGGAAGATGTCATCGTTAAAAGCGTTCGGTATGACCTGAATGTTCTTATTATACATTGCATAGGACTGCCGCAGGTATTCAACCGGGACTGTGACGACATCGGCGTTTTTCAGGCAGTTCTTTACTGCTTCCTGTATTGCCGGATTGCTATATGTCTGATGCGCCCGGTTCTCAGGATTAAGCACAAACAGGTTATCATCAAAGTCAACCCATACCAGCTTATTCATGTCATGCGCAAAATTGATAAGGTTTGCGGCAATATCGGTAAACGGTCGCTGCATCATTATCACGTCATACATTGAAATTGTCTGCCATGTTATAACTACCTGGTCCCATTGCAGAACATCAATCCTGTAACCGGTCTGGTTCATCAGGTCGTGCGCTATGCCTGAAGCGCGGTAAAAACTTGTAGGGTCATTGCGGTCGGGAACCAGAAATAATATTTGTTTATTTGCCATTTGTGAAACCGATAGTTTTATTTTCTTTAAATTCCTTTGGTGTTAAATTGTGGTCGCTTATGTTGCGGTAAACAGTTATGCCGAATATCTTTACAGTATGTTCTTTGTGCCGCACCATGTCCCAGGCTTCATTATCCCGCCAGAACGTTTCCATAGTTTGTGAGCGTGTGACTTTTATCATTCTATTGCAGCTATTTCGTTTGTATTGTCATCTTTCAGGCGCTGCATTTCTGTTTCGGGATCTTCAACCAGCGGATTGTTTTCGACGGCTGTTTCTTTCGACAGAATGCCGCCGGTACGTGCGATTGTAAGGTTTTCAATCTTTTCTGTATCGTTCTGCGGAAGATACGGCGTGATTTCAGGCACAAGCGCAACGGCTTCCGCTTCTGCTTCCAGTGAAGTGTCAATGATTTTGCCGATAACCGCTTTAATGACATTGAAACGGCGCTGTAAACCTATGCCGAATATTTCTTCTTTGTCCGATACGGCAAGGTGCGCATCCATGAAAAATGCTCTCATAGTAAACTGCGCTATCGTTCCCATGCCTTTCATTGCACTGAATGAAATGTCAGGCGTCTGGCTTAATGTGTAAATCAAATCGCGCAGGCTGTTTTGTTCCATTTCTATTGACTGCGGCGGACTGTTAAGCGCTAAGAAGTTTGCCTTTGCATTTTCAGCCAGCTGAAGTATTTTGCCCTGCTCACCTTTTTGTGCAAAGCCAAGTATTTCACCGACGACGGCCAGGATAGGACTGCCAAAGTAATCATTCATGTCTGCATGGTTACTGACAGATGTTTCAAGTCGTTTTATCATGCTTGCCTGGTCCGCCCATTCCGGTTTCTTCTGGCTGTGGTAAACAATCATTATCTTGCCGACGGTGTTCGGTATCGGATTGACTTTCTTCCAGCCTTCGGCGGTCAGCGCTATTGCTTCTTCATCTAACTTCCAGACATTATCGCGGTCCACAAACTTGTATTCAAAGTCTTTCGTGTAAACGTCGAAGTGTTCAACGTCCTTGTCATTCTCTTTCAGCTTGTAACCGCGTGCGAATGCTATCATGTCGCCCGTTGAATCGAATAGTGGATAAAGACTGTCACCTAAGTCCGGCGACCAGATATTACATTTAAGCGTGTATTTCGGTTTTGTTTTGCCGGTTTCAGCCAGGTACCAGACTTCGGCAACTTCCATTTCACTCATAAGGCGTCTGGCAATTTCTTTGTTCTTGTAGTCCATTTTATTATCCGACAATATGCGCTCAACCATTTTAACCAGCGTCTTTTCTTTTTCACTTTCGCTGTCAAATACCGGGTTTATCTTAACAGGTATCTGAAGCATGAACCCGACGCGGCGCTTTACAATAAGCTCCTGAAATGAAAGTCCTATCCGGGCCGGATCGACATATTCAACTGTTGTCGTTTCGGTGCCTGCGCTGTTGGTGTCGCCGGTTCCTTTTACTATCTTCTTTTTCGGCCTTACCGATTCGTTGAATATCTCATGGCTGGCAACTTTAAATTCATTTATTGCCGTTTCCTGCGAATAATCGAAGTCCGGCTTGTTGCTTTTGAATAACAGTTCAATCTCTTTGTAAGATTGCTTTGCGATTATTGAAAGACTGTCTAACGTGTTCATGGTAATAATTCACTTAATTGATTAATATTTATTTTCCTGCGGTTCTTGCCGATAACTTCTGTTAATATTACATAGCGTGAGGCATCAATAGAATTATGAACAAGAATACCATTTGCGAAGTATTCATGTATGCATTCTATTTGCATGTCATATACATTCTCTTTATTTCCGCTTTCTTCTGTTATATTTTCCAGAACATGACTTGCTGCAAAATCTGGTTCTTGTATATTTATTGATAATAAATTTTGTGCCGCATTCTTGACATATTCTTGTTTCATTGTCAAATCCTGCAATTCTTCTGTATTGCGATTTGCAATTGTTCGAACAGAATTTTGTATTTGTAATATTTTTTGATTTATATTCTTTCCCGCATTGCTGGCATTTATAAATGAAATATTCTCTTTTTCTTGCAGTTTCTTTTCCGTGTTTACTATGCCATAACTTACCGTCTTTAGATTTATGCCATTCCTTTGCCTTTTCAATACCGGCTGCATGAAATTTCTTAAACCATTCTTTGTCTTTAAAAGCTCTTTCTTTGCCATGAGCGGATTGATGTTCTTGCATTTTTTTAATCTCAAGATTTTCAATTCTGTTATCGTGTGTGTTCTGGTTTTTATGATGGATCTCATGCGTTTTGGGAATCTTGCCGTTGAAATATTCCCATACTGCTGTATGCATTCTTTTTGTTCCTCTTGAAAAGTATCTTTCACCGGGATAAAGTCTGTATATTTTGCCATTAAATGTCTGCATAGGTAAATTGACATTCCTGGTTTTAGTTGTGAGATTTGTATCCATCCTTGTCTTGTTTTTATTAAGTGATTTGGGGTGCAGCATACATGAAGTTTAAATGACTTAAAGTCAAGTGAATAATGATTGACCTGCTTTATTCCATTATTATAAAGTTTAATAACTGAATGATAGCCGCTTGATGTCAGCACTATATCAGATGTCTTTATGTCTCTTATGTTTTTAATTCCTGCTTTTGTTATAATTTTTGTATCACCACTAAAACAGTGATTAAACTCATCAACCGGCTGGTTGATATATTTGCCTTCTTTGTCCTGGTCATACACATAGTTGTCAAGTTCCTTTTTGATATTGCTGCTTCGCTTTGTTATTTTGATTTTGTATTCCTGCATCTTTGTTATTCCTGCCATAACTGAACCCTGGTATTTTTCGACTGCATGGATATTCAGCCCGGCATTGTATATTTCATCAATCAGTCTGGGATCTGCGCTCTCTGAAATTATCTTCCGGTTCTGGCAGTTGGTTTTTAATACTCCGATAATGTCATTTGTCAGCATCCGGGTACGGTAGCATATCTCATCCAGGTATAGTTCTTCGGCAAATATGCCGACTTCAATAATAGCTGTCGGGTCGTTCGTATAACCGAAGTCCATACCAATAAACCGTTTTTTTACATGTTCCGGAATCCCGTCAACAATCTCATAACTGTCAAATATCCGACCTTCAATTACTGCCCTTAGACCAAGTCCGTAAACTGTCCATAGCGAACGGTTTTTATCCTTCAGCTTCTCAATGTCGTCGATTATCTTCTGTTCAAGGAAAGGATTGTCTTTATATGTGCTGATGAAATGGTGCGTGTCCGGGTCCCTGTTTACCTGTTCAATCCAGTGATCTTCGGAGAAGGAAGGGTTATAATCAAGAATTGCGAACCTTGTAGTTCGCATTATTAGCTGTTGCCATTCCAGGTAACTTATCTCATTCGCTTCATTACAAAAAAGGACATCACGCTTGCGGCCCCTGATCTTCTGTTCGTCGTCTGTTGAAAAGAACTCAATCCAACTGCCGTTATGCAACCTGTAAATAAGTTCTGTTTTATTAAATGCTTTCGGCTCCCAAATATTCATCCGGTTCAGGATTTCTTTGAAGTCGATAAGAACGGAACCCTTGAGCGCCGGGAGTGTCTTTCTGACTATTGAAAGCCGAAGTCCTGGATTTTGCAGAAGATATGTAATAAGCCAGATAACGGTATTGAATGTTTTCGCAGACCTGGAAGATCCTTGTTCGCTGATAATGGTTTTGCCTGCTGCCAGACCGTCATTTATTCCGTTCCATATTTTTTCAGCGACCTGAATCATTCTTTGTCGTCTTTTCTTACCTGGTCGGCGCGGTTGATGACTTCAATTTGAATGGCTGTTACAAGCGGCTTGCCGTCCTTACCGGTTAATTCCGTTCTTGTCGGCGCATCGTAACCAAGCATTTTTGAAATACTGTCAAGTGCCTTTTGCTTGTCGTAAAGTTTTACTTTCACAAATTCAACCTGCGACGGACCGTTTTCATCCATTACAGTTCGTGTTTGCGTGCTTATCTCTGAAATACAGGCTTTTTCTGATTCTGTCAGTTGCTCGAAATCTTTCCGCTCAATCCAAGTATTATGCAGGTGAGCTATGCTGCTATATGCAATCTTCATCTGTTCATCCAGAACCTTATATTTTGATATGCCAACAATCTTTTCTATATCACTCTGAATCTCTGTCAGGTGTGATTGAATCTTAGGATTTCTTAGTAATCTATGCCCCTCAACTGAAGCGGTATTTTCAGTCCTTGTATTTGGATATGCAGCCTTGTATGCCCTTGTCGCATTCCAATCATAAATATACTCCCGGCAGAATAACCTTTGCTTCATAGTTAGTCCGCTTATTTTATCAATTCTGTCTTTTTTAATCGGTTGTTTTTTCTTTTTTGGCATCAGAACATACGCAATGATTTTATTGTTGCTCAAAACGGTGTTAAAAAACTGCAATATACTGCTTTTTATCAGTTTTCAAAATCAGATATTAATGTAGTTTTTAACTATTGAGAACTGAATATTGACAGGATGAAATAAAAAAGGCAGCCGGATGACTGCCTGAAATGATTAAGCGGCCGAACCCATTGATGCGATCGCCGGGCCGACCGTCAAGTATTATTCAAAAAATTTCTTTGGATCCCCGTTTTCTTCATAGTTTTCAGACAGATATTTGTCGTGTCTTGCTTGTTCTCGCTCAATATCTGAATCAATAACTTCAATACAATCAGGGCTTACCCAAGTGCAGACTCCGTTACCAGGATTAGAATTACAGGTTTTAACAAATCTTCCATCAGATTCATAAAGCCAGCGCACCCTTACTCTTGGTTTTAATCCGTTTTGCATCGGCATAAAATCAACTATTTCACCAGTGCGACCATAGGTGTAATCAGACTTTGGTCTAATTCTTTTAACTATTTGTCCAATTTTTAATTCTGTTTTCATTTCTTGACGGTTTTAATTTGTTTGTTAGTGTAAATATACAATGCTTATTTCATATAAACAAATCATTTTAGCATTATTTTACTGTATTTTATTTTTTTTAACACTTTTTAATAGTATTAAGGCAAATAAAAAGCCCCGGTAACCAGCCGGGGCCAAACCCTAAAAAATGAAAACTGAAAGCTAATTCGACAAAAGCCGAAAATTGAAAAGAAAATATAATTTGCCGTTAACTTTTGAAACCTGCGGGCCTTCGTGTAAAATATGCCGCATCTCAAGACGACAAACAAGCCTTTGCCAGTCGCGGTTAAATTCATCTTCGCGGCTGCGCTTTCTTATTCTGTGGTTTCTTATTGTCATCTTTTTTTTAAAAGTAACAGGGGGTGATAATTGGAATTAATAGCATTACTGTTGGTATATGTGAAAGTCCACTGTCCTAAACCTGATCTTTACTGGAATCGACCCCCTGTGTGTCATCGCTGAAAATTATCATCATTTCTTCATAGCAATCTACCATGTGTTCGCGCTCCTCAGAGGAAAGGCAGTTAAAGTGTGGCCCGCGAATATAGACCAAAAACATGTCTGTTAATACTTTGTTGTATTCTGAAGGATTGCGAAATTCTGTTAAGTCTGGCATTGCTTTTTGTATTTAATTATACTGCTAAGATAATTCTTTTTATCAGTTTATACTTAAAGATAGCAATATCTTTTCAACTTATTTTGAAATTTGGCAGCCGCATAGGAAGAAAGCTAATAACATTTGTTATCTTAAACTTGTCCGGGCATTCATTATCCTGCCAAATGATATGGTCCGTTTTTACGTCCCGGATATATCCGTACAGCGTTATGTTATGGCCGTGTTTGCCGCGAAAG